CTGCCAGTGAATATGCCGCCTCTACGGCTAAAAAGCGAGAGGCAACTAGAAGAGGTAAACAAGTATCTAAACAGCCAAAAGCGATTGCAAGAAAAACGAAAAAATACAGAAGCTACTCGTAGGTTACAGAATGAGCTTTCTACATACATTAAAAATTGAAGAGAGAAGAATACTTCGAGAGGTTGTTAAAAGAGTACACCTCAAACATCACCCTGAACAATTTTGTACTGATAGGGAAGCAGATAAAGTCATAGCTGTTATTGGTCCTGAAACAGTAGACAAGTTACTTAGGATTGGAGTTAATACAAACATTGATAACGTTTAAGTACAAACCTGATGGTGCTGTATTAAAAGCATTTATGAAAGACAATACTTTTTTTCGTGGCATTAGAGGTCCAGTTGGTAGTGGCAAGTCAGTTGCTTGTAGTATAGAAATATTTAGAAGAGCTTTATTACAAAAACCTGATAAGTCAGGTAAAAGAAAAAGCAGATGGGCAATCATAAGAAACACGAACCCACAACTTAGAACAACAACTATAAAGACTTGGCTTGATTGGTTTCCTGAAGAAGATTGGGGAAAGTTTGCTTGGTCTGTGCCATATACTCATAACATATCAGCAGGTGATCTTGAGATGGAAGTTATCTTTCTTGCACTTGATAGACCTGAAGATGTTAAAAAATTATTATCATTAGAACT